GCTTTTTGGTATAAAAGATGCTTATGACGCACTAAAACAACAAAATAATATAAAGTTTATGAGTACGTCTTTTATCAGGGGCATAACTATAAATAACGCTGTAGTGATTGTGGATGAATGTCAGAACTTGAATTTTCATGAACTTGATAGTATAATTACTAGAATAGGTAAAAACAGTAAAATCATATTCTCAGGAGATTACACACAATCTGACTTAACCAAAGAGAATGATAAAAAAGGTATTCAACATTTTATGAGAATACTTAAATGTTTAAAAGAATTTACTGCTATTGAATTTGGAATTGATGATATAGTAAGAAGTGATTTTCTTAAACAATATATCATAGCAAAGTATAATATACAAAATGATGGAAACTATTAAAGTATTAATTGATAATATAGATCCTGATAAAGGTGTATTAGGTAATATAATTAAAACAGATCATACTGTATTTGCTTTAGAATCTATATTTCCTAATAACATAATTAATATTGAATACCATGCTTCAGGTACTTTAAAATATGTAAGAAAACTAGATAAATATGTATATCCTATTATTATGCATAATCTAACTTATATTAATTTTATGTTTGCTATTGGAGATAGTGATTATGATGTTATAGCACTATTACCTAAAGAAGTAAGACAAGCATATTTTAAAAATAAAGTAACTATACTAATTGTAATATTAGAACCTTTAGGTGGTACACATACTTCTATTGATATAAAAACTTTTATTAAGATGATAGAAAATAATCCTAGATATAATAATATGTTATTTCTAACTCTACACTATATAGATTCTCCTAATTTTATGTTTATCAATATACTACAAGATCTAATGCAGGATTGGGGGCCATTAGATGGTGAATTAACAACTTATGATAAATTAGAAAACCATGCTAACAGACGTTTCTGTTGTTTCTTAATGAACCATAGAGAGAGTGAAGAGAGAAACTGGTTAATAAGATTTATTATAAAGAATAATTTATTAACTAAAGCATTTATTTCTGTAACAAACTGGGATGGTGATGAGTTATTTTTTAATAATCTAGATTTAATAAGTACGTTAAATAAATCAGCAATTAATATTATACCTGAAGGTAATTTTGAAAGAAAACTTGATCATTTTATGAGTGAAAAAGTATATAGATGTTTTACTAATAGAAAACCTTTTATATATTTAGGACAACACCAATCACTACAATATATCAGAAGTTTAGGGTATAAAACATTTAGCCCTATTATAAATGAAGACTATGATCAAATAGAAAATGATAAACTAAGATTTATAGAAGTATGTAGACAAATAAAAATATTAGCAGATAAATCTTTAGAAGAGTTTAAAAATGATATGCGTCAGTTAGAAGACATATGTGAGCATAACTATAAACTATTTGTAAGTACTCAAAATGCTGCTATACCTAAATTAGTAAGTAGACTTACTGAATGAAACATTTAAAAGTATTGATAGATAATATAGATGCAAATACAGGTATTAAAAATAATATACTACCCTCGGTTAGACGTATAGAATTAATACTAGAATCTAGATTTCCAGATTTAGATATAGATTATTATCCCTCTTACTTTGTAGATAAAATAGAAGGTAAATGGATATACCCTGTAGTAATTAGTAGTCTTGGGTATATGCACTGGTTATTTCAGTATCAACCAGCTATTAATAATGATGAAATACCTCAAAATGATATATTCTCACTAATACCCAAAAAAGTAAGGGAGTCTTACACTAAAGGGAATGGTATAATATTAGTTTTTATATTTGAGCCATTTCCTATGAATAGTAGTATAGAAAACTTTAAAGATATAATAGAAAGTAGTCCTATATATAAAAATATAAGAATATGTACTTTACATTATATTAGTTCTCCTAATTTTGTAATAGGAACTTGTAATAATTATGGATTAGATAACTATAGTACTAAGGGTAGAAAACATAAAGCTAACTACTTAGTAGGAGAATCTAATAGACGTTTCTGTTGTTTTTTAATGAACTATCAGGAATCAGAAGAAAGAAAGAAATTATTATTATTTTTTAAAAAAAGTGATATGTTATCAAAAGGATTTATTACCGCAAAAAATAAAGGTAAAGAGATTACACAAGATAAAGCAAATCTTATCTTTGATGATTTAGATATAGAAGATACATTAAGTAAAGTGTCACTTAATATAATTCCTGAAGGAGACTTTGATAGTTCAGGAATACCTTTTATAACTGAAAAAATTTGTAGATGTTTTAAATATAAAAAACCTTTTATATTTCTAGGTAGGCAAGGTACACTAAAATATCTACATAGTATAGGTTATAAAACTTTTGATCCCATAATCAATGAAACTTATGATAGTATAGAAAATTCAAATAAAAGATTAATGTATGTATTTACAGAAATTAATAGACTAATTAATGATGATAATTTTGATGCGCATATAGAACAGTTGCAAAACATATGCGAACATAATCATAATTTATATAATAAAATAACAGAAGAAACTGATAAAAGGCTATATAAGGACATAACTAATGAATAGTATATATGAAAATTTTGATAATAATACTTTAATATATGATCGTAATGACTATCCTTGGAATATATGGGTATTAGAAATAATACAAGAAGTATATCCGTATGTTACAAGTCTTGAAAATATACATAATGAAGTACCTATCAGAGAACTTATACCTATAACAGATATGGTACAGAATAGATTAAGTGCTCCTGATTATTCTAAAGAGTTTGATACTTTTGCAGAAACTTATATATTGCCTCTATTAGACGGTAAAAGATATTTAATTAAAAGACGCCCAACTCTTAATTTAGTAATACCTAATCAAGAAAGATTAGGTAGAAAATTACCATTTCATCAAGGTATATTTTATAAAAATGGTAGAGGACAAGGTACTATATGGATGCCTTTGACAAAAGCATATGATACTAACTCTATGTACGTAGTATCAACCAAAGAGTCAAGAAGAATTACAAAGTCATTAATAAATAATCAATGGAGTCAGAAAAAATTTGAATATGAGTGTTTAGAAACTGCTTATCCAGTAAATTTAAATGTAGGACAGGCACATTTATTTCATCAAGAAATATTACACGGTAATGTAAATAATAAAACTAATATTACCAGAATGGCTATAGATTGGCATGTGTTAATAGAGGGAGAAGAGTTTGGAGGTAGGCTTCCTGGAGGATTCTTTAGGTTACCTAATGATACAGAGTATAAGACAATAAATCATACAAATGATATTTGTATAGGATATATCGGTAATAACACAGATTATGATAGAGATATTCCTCTTAACTTACAAAGAGATGCATTACGTACATTTTGTAAAGCTAGTAACATACCTAATAACATGATTCAAGTTGAAAATGAATATCTACATTGGATGCCTATACTAGAAGATCTAATAATATCAGAAGTAGATGTTATAGTTATGAGTAGTATATATTCTTTACCTGATGAAATAGTTAGAAGAGACAAATTGCTGAATTTAGCATTAAAAAATAATGTTACTATATGGTTTGTTAATGAAGAATTTTGTTTGCATAATGAAGAAGAAAAAGATAAGATTAATACATATTTAAATTTTGGGCATAAACATAAAGGATGGATGCCATGGGAAACATGATATTAAAAGAAACTAGTATAGATTATGATATGTCTTTCATATTTGATTTTGATTGGGAAGATTATAAAGATACATCTATTCATAATAATGTTAAAAAAATACCACTTATACACGATGCTTATGGGGGTTTACCAGTAACTTATACAGGTGATAATACTGTAATTTACCAAAGATTTCTAACTAGAGAAGAAATAGACTATGATACTCTTGGAGATCAAATAGGAATAGACGTATATACTGTATCAGTAATAAAACAAAAACCTGGAAATACTATACCTTTACATATAGATAGCTTCTATAGGTTAAGACAACAGAATCTTGAACATACAGGAGATCCTGTTAGAGCTAATATATATGTAGAGGATTGGAAATGGGGTCATGTAATTCAGTTTGATAAAGAACTAAAAAGTAACTGGAAAAAGAATACAGGATGGATATTTAATGAACACGTATTGCATTTATCTTCAAATTGTGGTATGGAAGATAAACACACACTTCAGCTATCAGGATTTTTTAAATAATGGCTATTAGATATACCAAACTACCAGATAATAAAAGTAAATCATTTGGTGGCGCCTATAGTGTTCATGATAGAGAGTTAACTACTTATAGAGATGAAACTATAAGAATGTTTACTGTTAATAATAATTATACAGAGAAAAGTGCAGAGATAATTAAACAAGAGTTTTTACAAACATATAAACAATGGATGTTTAGCTCTTTTCCTAGAATTAAAGGTACAGAACAGTATACACATATGTGTTTTACACAAGGAACCACAGAATCTTTTGCTCAGTTTTATATTAGATATAGAGATAATCATAGATTACGCATAGCAAAAGGTGAGTATTTTTATAATCAAATGATGAAGTCACTATGGTATAGCGATAACTTTGCTTGGTTAGATGATGAACCTATTAAAGAAGGCGATGTAGTATTACTAAGTGTACCTTTTGCAGATACAGGTGCAGTACCTAGTAGTCTTGAAAAACTACTATGCGACTGTGATAAGTTAAAAGTACCAGTTATGTTAGATCTAGCATATCTTAACTTAGCAGTAGATTTAGAATTTGACTTATCCCATCCTTGTATAGAGTATGTAGTCTCATCACTTTCTAAAGTATTTCCTATTGAAAATCATAGAGTAGGTATACGTTTGCAGAAAGAACCTTTTGAAGATCAAATATATGTAATAAATGAATATAACTATAATTATATTAATTTACTAAGCGCTTACTTAGGTACAGCTATGATGAAGAAATTTTCTGCTGATTATGTATTTAATAAATATCATGATAAGCAACTTGCACTTTGTCAAAAACTTGATTTAGTACCTTCCTATTGTGTATATTTTGGTATAGACTATTCTGGACGCTTTAGAGAATATAACAGAGGCGGCAATGGAAACAGATTATGTTTCTCTAGAATATGGGATGGAAGAATGAAATATGACATGTAATAACGACTGGGATGAATTAGAAGAAATTATAGTAGGAACTGCTACTTCTATAAATATACCAGATCCTAATATAAGTATGATGAAATGTCAATTTCCTGAATATAAAGAAGAATATGTTAAGTCTGTAGCAGGTTACTATCCTCAGCAAATTGTTGATGAACAAAATGAAGATTTAGAAATATTAAGTAATACTTTAAAATCTTTAGGAGTAAAAGTACATAGACCCGATACTCAGTATGAAAAAGCTGAGATAAAATCTCCTACATGGGAAGGTAAGAATTGGCAATACTACTCTCCAAGAGATTTAACTATAATAATAGATGATATGATTATAGAGACACCTAGTCCTCACATTAATAGACAATTTGAGACTTGGGGATATAGAGATATATTTACTAAACTATTTAAAGAGGGTTATAAATGGCTTAAAGCACCTGTACCCATGTTATTTGATAAAAATTATAGAGAAGATACAAAAGGTGTTCCAGCATTAAATAACGAAGAGATCCTGTTTGAAGCTGCTAACTGTGTTAGAGCTAATGATGATATTCTATATCAAATATCTAATACAGGTAATAGACTTGGTGGAGAATGGTTACAGAGTATACTAGGCGATAAATATAAAGTACATATCACAGAGGGTTTATATTCTTATGCACATTTAGATAGTACTATTTTACCTGTTAGAGAAGGGTTAGTAGTATATAATGGAACTAGAGTAACATTAGACAACGAACCTGAAATGTTTAAATCTTGGGATAAGATTTGGATTAATGAGTGTAAAGGTACTGCTACACCTTCTACAAACTTACCTTGGGGAGCTAGTGAGTGGATTGGTATGAATTTTTTAAGTATAAACCCAAATCTTGCTATTGTAGATAAAAAACAAATAGAAATTCATGAAAAATTAAATGCTGTAGGTATTGAAACTATACCTTTAGAGTTGCGACATGATAGACTCCTAGCGGGAGGATTTCATTGTGTTACTTTAGATCTAAAAAGAAAGAGAGCCACATGATAGATGGCCTACAATAAAAGTAAAGCTAAAGGTTCAGCATATGAACAAAAAATAGCTACACTATTAAGTAAAGAGTTTGATGTAGAATTTAGAAGAGTTCCTTTATCTGGTGCTATAGACTATTTAAAAGGAGATATATGGACACCTCATGATACTGCTTGGTGGCCCTACTGTATTGAATGTAAACATTATAAAGAGATTCAATGGAATAATTTACTAACATCTAAAACTACTAATATATTTGGATTTTGGGAACAAGCAGTACGAGAAGCTGAGGTAATGAAAAAGAAACCTTTACTGTTATTTAGGTGGGATAGGTCTAAAGATTTTGCAGCATATGACGACGATACAGAAGTTGAAGACTATGTAGAGATTTCATCTTTTGGGCATAAGTTTAAAATATCTAGATTAGATGATTGGATTAAAGCAGTAAAGAAAGCTGATAAGTTACCTAAGTATAGAGAAGAGAAGTAACATAGCTGTTGCTAACTTGTTTTATATTTGTTATATTTATTTATAAACATAGGAGATGAATATGACTAAAACATGGAATGATCTTGCAGATGTGCAAGAGATCGACTACTCAGACCACAACAATCTACTAATTATTGATGCAAATAACCTATCGTATCGCTGGCTTCGTAGACCTAATCACGATTCTTTTGCGGATGATTTTATTCGTACTATCGAATCACTAGCAAAATCCTATCAAGCCAAACGTACTATTGTATGTTTTGACTTTGGTAAAAGCTATTACCGAATGGAAATGCTAGAAGACTATAAAGGCACTCGTACCAAATCTGATGATCCTGATGAGGTAAAGCGTTTTGAAGAGTTCTTTGCTGTACTTAATTCTCTCCCAGATGAAATTCATGATGAAGTAGTAAAGTTTCGAGGTGTTGAAGCTGACGATACTCTTGCGTGGAT